GAACTGCTGATACAGCCGCAAATAACACAGCAGTAGGTTATCAAGCGGGATACAGTTCAACTACATCTACAACAAATACATTTATTGGTATACAAGCGGGTTACTACAACACAACTGGTAATTCCAATGTAATGATTGGTTCTAACGCTGGTGCATTAAGTGTTAATGCTACAACTGGCGATGGAAATGTTTATATTGGTGGTGGTGTAAGAGGTTCTGCGGCTGGTAACGCTACTGAAATTGTCATAGGATATTTAACTACTGGCAAAGGCTCATCAACAGGATTTATTAACCCTAATAGCGGTGGCGTATACCAAGGAAACAACTCTACACTTTGGTCGGTTACTTCTGACCAGAGATTAAAGAAAAACTTTGTTGACCATACTGAAGGTTTAGACAAGATTCTTCAATTACGAGTTCGTAACTTTGAATATTGTTTGCCAGAAGAAGTTACAGAATTAGAGCCACAAAATGCTATTGGCATTAAAGGTGTTCAACTAGGTTTAATAGCGCAAGAACTTGCAGAAGTATTGCCAGACTGCGTAAAAACAGAATCTACTGGTGTTATGTCTGTGGATGCTACAAACATCACATGGCACATGATTAACGCAATCAAAGACTTAAAAGCATTAAATGATTCATTAACCGCCCGTATTGTGGCTTTGGAAGCAAAGTAAGGAAAAACTATGACTACATACACGACAACCATTACAGCAATGTACACATTGCAACAGCCTGACCCTAACTATGTGGTCAACGCTTTGTGGCGTGTTACAGGCGTAAATGGAGAATACACAGCGTCTATTGATGGAAACACCATATTTGATTCGCAACAAGAATCAACTTTTATTCCTTATAACCAACTTACACAGGCAACTGTTATTGGTTGGATTCCTGAGTCAGACATTCAAAACGCACAGGCTAATGTGCAAGGTCAAATCAATTCAATGATTACACCTCCAGTTTCCCCACAAAACACACCATTACCTTGGTCAGCATGAACTACGCTTGGAAAATACTAGACATTTACGCTGATGGTGAAAAAATCACCTCGGCTAAATACCATTGCGCTGTTTTTGATGGTGAAAACACAGTAGAAACAGAAGGCTACGCCACTTTTGATGGCGATGCTAAAACTGCTTTTTCTGAAGTAACAGAGGAAATGGTTGCACAATGGGCTAAAGAATCGCTGACAATCAATGGCGAATGTCTAGTAGAAAAGCGTTTGGCAGAACAGTTAGCCAATTTGGAAAAGAAGCCAGCCGTTGCGCCTTGGAAACCACAGATATTCACGCCTGACTTATAAGGGTTAACCATGACAGTCCCAATCGATGTAATTAGCCGAGCCTTGAAAGACATTGGGGCTTTAGAGGCAGGCGAGACACCAACACCAGAAGCCGCACAAGACGCTTTTGAAATGCTGAACGACCTTATAGACCAATGGTCAAATGAGGACATGATGGTCTACAATGTGACTGAGATTATTTTCCCAGTCATTGCTGGTCAAACTCAATACACGATTGGCCCAGTAGCATCAACCGCTAACTTTATTGGCGCATCGTTTACGGGTTCAATCTCTGGTGACATTCTTACTGTTACTGCTATTGGTTCTGGTGCTGTTGCACAGGGTCAAACCCTTAGTGGTTCTGGCATCACATCTGGAACAAAGATTGTTGACTTTCTGACTGGTGCAGGCGGTAACATTAACGAAGTCGGTACATACAAACTCAACATTAGTCAAACAGTAGCATCGACAACAATAACTGCTTACTACGAAAAACCCTTGCAGATTAACTCTGCTTTTGTGCGGATTAACACTAATTCAAATGGTCAGCCTATCGTAAACGGGGGTTTAGATTACCCAGTTTCTGTTTTGGCTCTGCAAGACTATGAAATGATTGGTCTAAAGACGCTGAATGGTCCTTGGCCAAAAGCGATTTACTTTAATCCTGGCGCGGACACAGGTAACTTGTTTGTGTGGCCAAACCCCTCTCAAGGCGAAATGCACTTGTTTGCTAACACGATATTTAGCAGATACAACACTTTGTATGACCCTATTGTGTTGCCACAAGGCTACTCAATGGCTCTACGCTGGTGTTTAGCAGAGCGTTTAATGCCTATGTACGGCAAGGCTAGTCAAGTGCAAATAGCGATGATTACAGGCTATGCGGCACAAGCCAAAGCAACTATTAAACGCAACAACATGAGTCCGCTACAAGTAGCAAGATACCCAGATGCTTTGATGAATACTCGCTCTAAAGACGCGGGTTGGATTCTTACTGGGGGGTTTGTTTAAATGGACTTTGGACTTGTTGGGCCTTCTTACTCTGCGCCCTCGATTTATCAGGATGACCAAGAGACTATCAATTTCTTTCCAGAAGTTGACCCTCTGAAGCAGGCTGGTGAACGCGGGGTATTTGCGCTATACCCAACCCCAGGTCTTACCTTAAAAGCCTTACTGCCAAACCTCCAAGAAGTGCGCGGTATGCGTACTGTCTCAGGTGGCGCACAAATGGTTGTTGTGTGTGGCTCTTATGTCTACGCAATGACCTCCAACTTAGTTCCGTCTGTAATCGGGCTGTTGAACTCAAGTTCTGGTCGCGTAACAATTACCGATAATGGAATAAATGTTTATATCGTAGACGGGGCATATCGCTATACATGGCGCATTTCTTCGCCTGCTAATGCGGTATTTACTGGTTCTACTTCTGGCACAACTCTAACTGTCAGTACCATGTCTAGTGGCACTATTGCTATTGGGCAGTCGCTTTATGGCGTGGGAGTAACGGCAGAAACTGTTATAACGGCTCTAGGTAGCGGTTCTGGCGGTGTTGGTACATACACCATCAACTTATCTCAAACGCTTACCAGCAGGGCTTTAAACTCAACTGCGGTGGGTGCTGTGGTGACTGCCACCATCGCAACGAATGTTTTGACTGTTTCTGCTGTTTCTAGCGGAATTCTGTACCTTGGGCAAACAATCCAAGGCGCAGGCGTTACCGCAGGAAGCGTGATTACTGCTTTTGGTACGGGTTCTGGTGGAGTTGGTACTTATACGCTAAGTGCCAACAGCACAGTCGCGGTAGGCGTGACTATGTACGCCATTAACTTTTCTGTGCTTCCATCGACTGACGGGGCTTTTAGTGGTGGCGAAACTTGCGACATAGTAGACAATTACTTTGTTTACAACCGCCCTTCCTCTCAACAATGGGGCGCGTCTAACTTACTTTCGCCCATTTCTGGCTCTACTTCTTATTCGGTTAAAGATGGTGCGCCAGATAACTTGGTGGCTCTTATCGTTGACCACCGCGAAGTCTACTTAATGGGCGAGGCTTCGTCAGAGGTGTGGACAGATGTGGGTGCTGTGCCGTTTCCATTTCAAAGAATACCTGGCACTTCTACCCAACACGGGGTGGCGGCTAAGTTTTCCCTTTCCCGCCTTGGTAACTCCTTTGCTTATGTTTCTCGAAACAATCGAGGTCAAGCGCAAGTTATGCAAATGTCTGGGTATATGCCAGCAAGGATTTCTAACCATGCGGTTGAGAACTCCATAACTAACCAATATGTTGACGATGCTATTGCTTGGACTTACCAGTTAGAAGGTCACGAAGTTTATGTAGTTTCATTCCCTACGCTTAATCTGACTTGGGCGTATGACTCCACCACACAGATGTGGCACAAGTGGCTATACACCAATTCTGATGGCTCTTACTCTAGACACAGGGGTAATTGCTGTGCAGTATTTCAAGGCATGGTTTTGGTTGGGGATTACTCCAACGGCTCAATCTATGAGTTAGACAAGTTAAATTACACAGACAACGGGCAAAATGTCCGTAGATTAAGACGCGCACCGCACTTAGTTGCAGATTTACAGCGTCAATACTTTGATGAATTACAGATTCAGTTCCAGCCTGGCGTTGGCACTACGGGGTTAACTGTTGGGCTTTCTTCCAATATTTACCTAAATTCGCCTTTCATCATTTACCCAACTCAAACATTCACGATTAACCCATTTCAGACTTATGTGATTGGTTTGCAAGCGATTGTGGGCAACACCACCACAACGACTTACCCACAAGCCATGCTGAGATGGTCTAACGATGGTGGTTCTACTTGGTCGCGGGAATACTGGGTGACTATTGGTCAACAAGGTAAATATAAGAATCGTGCCATTTGGCGAAGATTAGGCATGGCTAGAGATAGGGTGTTTGAGGTGTCAATAACTGACCCAGTAAACGCTGTAATTGTCTCGGCTAACCTTAAAGCAACGGCAGGGGAGAACTAATGGCTACTGGAATTTCCAATACCTCGCAGTTAAACCCTTACCCACAATCTGAGTTTTTGGATGCAAGCACCAAAAGACCGACACGGGCTTGGCAACAGTTTTTCCTTAATCTTTTGAACTTCAGTTCTGCATCAACTGCAACTGCTGGTTCTGCCACCCTACCCGCCAACCCTGTGGGCTTTATAAACATCACTATCAATGGTGTGCCTTATAAAGTTCCCTATTACAATGTATGAAGATATTACGCATACCGCCAGAACAAGTTGCACAAAGGTGGTCAACCATTGTGCCTTTTTTGGAAGATGCGTTAACTAAAGCAGTAGCGGATGTAAATGCAGACCAAGCAAAGGTTTATTTATCGTCTGGTCAATGGCTTTTGTTGGGTGGCTTCGAGGGTGAAAATCTGTTAGGCATAGTTGCAGTTCAATTTTCAAACCGAGCAAATGACAGGGT